AATGGAAGAGTCCGTGGGAATGAAATTATGAAAGGCGCCACCCAACGGCTTAGACACCCAAGTAAAATCCATATCCTTGGTGATAGGAATATACTGTGAGTGGTCGTTAGCTGTTGAGAAAGCAGCAGTGTTAATGGTCGCCATTGTCGACGACACTCTTAGCACTCCTTGAGCTTTATCTGCGTTTGCGATACAATAGACTCGAACACCGAAAGACACAACACGTAAATGAGCGTGTGTGTCAATATAGGTGGAATCAGTAGCGGAAACGTAGCTACCGTCAACTGTTACCACATCACTCACGATGGTGGTAGCTTGACGGAGTAGCGTCGAAGGAATAAAGGTGACATTAGCAGATAGTGCTCCGTTGGAATCGGTAGACAGAGTCGCGTGATGGCGAACTGTTGCAGTATTAGTGAGAGACGAACTCTCATCAAACTGCTTACTACCTTTAGCCTTTGGAGAGAAAGCATTAACTTGACCTTCGATCAAATCGGAGATAAATTTTACTTTCTTATTAGGACGAACCGACCTATTCTTCTTGTTAGTTCTCACTCGTCTTCTAGCTGCTTTAGGCATCTTGATAACAAATAGTATAAAACGTATTGATATTGCTGATATAATCTTGTAAACAGGGTTTGTGGATGTGATGGTCACCCACTCGGGTATTTATAGTCTGCCCAGACGTCAATGGACGCATGCTAGAAGCATGCGTCAATGAAGCAGTAGAGTGCCTCCACCTTCGGGTGATGGCGGAACTCCATGGCAACCTGGATGGCATCAGCCTTGGACATCGAATCCTTGTGAATCATGTTGACCAAGGCTTTCTCCAAGTTTAGCAATACAGGCTTACCCGAAGAGAAATCATGAGAACAAAAGTTAATTGTATCAATCAAGAAATCTCGATTCGTGATTCCATATAGCTTCATAGCTGAATGATAATCTTTCACACACTTGAGTAGGCCGATGAAATCATCTCCATTGGCAACGCCAATGGCGACACCACAAAGAGAAGCATAAAGCACTCTAAATATGGTGTTCCTCCTACTCGTGTCACCAGAGCCTGAGTTCATTGTACCAGAATGAAGTTTCTTGTACAAGACCCCGTCTATGTGCACGAGGGATTCGCATTGGAACAAGGACCAAACACGGTTCATCTTATTCCACACGACTCCACCTCCACATATATCATAGACAAGTTCATCAATATCGCAAGATGCTGAGAACACGGCTTTAGTGTGTAGAGAATCAAAACCACTGATGTCATCCGTGAACAGCACTTCACCATCCTTAGGCGTGAGGCTCAACTCAACAAAGTTGAGGAACTTCTCAGCACCTAAATCAGTAAATGAAATGCCAACTCCACTGGTTGACTCAAGAAACTGTAACGACTCGGCTGCCTGATAGAACATAATCTTTTCAAGGATCAATGTTGGTAAGGCAGTTGGAAATATCGTACGCCATTTACCAGCGATCCACTTCCTATGTGGGTGTGGTTCGTCTTTGATAAAGGCACCGAGCGGCAGACTCAACCCAAGCTGGAACCTCTCGACTTCCGTTAATTCCTCTAGAGTTTCAAGAGGAATTTTCGTAAGGAGCCAGATCCAACCAGCGACAGCGCTCACAAATTGAGCGTCGTCGAGAGCACACCCGATGTTGTCATACACTAGGTTGAAAGGATATTGACAATCCTTCTCCCTGTGTAGCACCTTCGAGTAAACTTGAACTAACCTGCGAAT